GAAACCATAGTATCCATGTCTACCATTGACACCATTGTATTTGTTAAGTAGAGTATCGAACTCTGTAACTCTATCAGAACCAACAACCATAATAATAGACCTATGTCCTTTATTATGTAAGTCAACTGCAATATCAAATACCATCTTTACCTTTTTGTTTGCCATGATATTCTTTGCATACTTTGGAAACATCTTTCTCATGTATGCAACTTTTAATGCAAAAGGTAATGGGTCTTTCTTTGGATTTTGTGATTGTGATGGGAACACATACATCTTAGAACCAGTATTCTTAGATTGTTCTCTCGCAAGTGCATCAATTAATTTTTCGTGACCAGTTGTAGGTGGATTGAATCTACCAAATGTAAAGATTGCAGTATCACCTAACTTTTCAGATATTTGAGAAAAACTACGCATCTTGTTTCGCCTGTTTTGCTTGTTGGATTTTTGCGAACTCTTGTTTTTTCAACAATGGTAATTGTTTTATTGCCATCTTTTCAATTGCTTTTCCATACTTTACAGCAATGTCTTGGTCGATTTTAACTTTTTGACTTAAAGGTAATTCGTTATATCTAGGATAATATTTATTAATAATTGCTTCTTTTGCTTTCTTTTGAGCTCTTACTTTTAATTTTTCTGGGGAGGCAACTCTAAGTTTAGACTTTGCAACTTTTAATTTAAATGCAGAAGATTGTGCCATTTTTTTCATTCTTCTGGCCATCTTTTTTCTTTGTGCGATATTTACTTTTTTTAACTCATCTAAGTTAGAGTATAGTTCTTTAAATGTTATCATTTATCCCATGCCTTTATTGCAGTAAAGTTGTTAAACGAGAACTCCATTCTGTCTACTAGTTTAACAGCACCACCACTTACTCTATCAATCGCAACATAACCCTCTGGGTTAGTTACTTTAAATCCATTTGAGGTCTTAATGAACGTATCCGTCAAACCCTTAACACTATTTAGTTTTTTTACAATTTCCATTTTTGCATCAACTAATAGATTTTGAAATGTAATGATATATGTTAGATTATTGGTGTGTTTCTTTACCTCTCTTACATACTCTTTTTGTATGTTTTTATATTTATCTTTACCTTTTGCACTTTTAGCCTTATCAATTTGTTTTTGTATAGATTGTTCAACCCAAGTTTCGTATCCTTTTGCATGAGCTTTAGGATTACTAATCTTTTCTCCAACACGAACTTTACTATTGTTATATGTCTTCAAAGATGCACCAGCAATTGCACCTGTCATACTTTCTTGTAGTTTAAGAAACTTAGTTAACATAGGTGCATTTATTCTTTGGAAAGTCTTACCAGTTTGTGAAAGTAGTCCAGTAACAACAGCAGTTTCTTTTGCATTAAATGTTGCAGTACCAGATGCATCTTTATAAGTTGCATCATCCATCCATACACTTGGAGTTTTCTTCAAACCAGATATGTCAACACCAAAAGATGCTGTCATACTTTCTAGTGTATCACCAGAGTATGAAGTGTGCCATACAATACCAACTTTTGCTTTTCCTATAATTTTACCAAGACTGCTATCAATAGGCACAGCGTAGACAATAGTATTAGGTTGGAAAGTGTAATACTTAGTACCCTCGATTGTGGTTGTCTCCACATCATTTGTGAACATAAGGTCGCCTTGTATAACGGATTTGATGCCGAGTTTTGAGAACTCTGCGAGTGCGACTTTGAATTTTTCGACAAGTGCTCCTTTGAGGTCATCATCTATCTCCTTAGCTGTTTTATACAGTTTAGGATTGATGTTGAATACTGACTTCTTTGCGACAAAGAACTTTCCATCTGATGGGTCAATACCAGCAAAGATTGCTGGAGCACCATCCCACTTAACTGTCATATTAATACTGGAACGAGCATTTCCTGCTAACATATCTCTAAGAGATTGTAAGAAGTTAATCGCAGCTCTACCACCTGGCACACCATTGTTGATGATTTCATCTTCTAGATGTTCTAGATGTAAATTCTTTCCAGCCTTATCTTCGTTTAATTGTTTGAAACTAATCATTACCATTCTACTGTGTTGTTAAATTTAATATCTGGTTTTAGGCCTAAAAATTCTTGCATATTTTGAACAGAATCAGTTATAAATTTTTTCATTTGTTGAAATACTTTGGTAATAAAAGCATAAAATTTTCTGAATATTGATTTTATTTTGTTAAAAAATCCTTCTTGTAATAAGTCACCATTTTCATAGTCTATAGAAGCCTTTTGTATATTTTTTACTGCTGCAGTATAACCTAAACCAACAACCGACCAAAATCTATAATACCCAGTTTTTGTATCTTTACCATCTAGTTTTTTTGTTACTGCTGTAGATTTAAATTTAACATCTGGTTTTACCTTTGAAAGAATTTCACTAACATATGGTGTTTGTGCAGATTCAACTTTATGAAACTCTGAACTACCATCAAAATCAACAACTAAAAAATGGTCTGCAGCTGCATCTCCTTTATCAAACTTAACTGCACCTGTCATAGCTTCATATACAAAGTTTTTCTTAAACTCTATATTAGATGCAAATAAATCAGCAAACTTTTTTTTCATTTTTAAATTATGGTCATCTGCAGCTTTTAATACTTTATCTTTATCAAAAGTGCCTGCAGCAACATCTCCAATTTTTCCTTGTTTTGATTTTGTTTTTTGATATACAGTTCCACCTTTTTTCTGTAAATCTGCGCCACCCATAAATTCACCGATTGTAGATGGTAGTAAGTTCTTTATACCATCTTCAACTTCTTTAGCAAGTCCGTCAAGATCAAACGATTTTGTATTTTCTACTGCTGCTCTAAATGTAGAAAGTGATTCGTCAGGCCCACCAGACATTAACTGTGAACTACCTTTTTTAAGAGATACTTTTAAGTTCCCAAGAACTATATCTGTTTTTGGAGTTACATTACCACCTGTCCATTGTGGTGTTCCATCAGACCACTTTTTACTAGTGATTTTACCAGAACCAGCCATATAACCACCTTTACCAGTTAAACCTATAGTATCGGTAATTTTTCTACCCAAATCTAATGGTGTTTCAAAACCATTTTTAATTGCGTATGGAGTTAAATTTTTGTATTCAGATTCTTGTTTACCACCAGCTGCATGAACAAGAACATATTCCATTTCTTTTGCAGCTTCAGTAGAACCCTCTAAAAGTTTTTGAACTTTTACTATGGGTTCTATTTTATTTTCTTGAATAGGATTTAGTTGACGAACATACTTTCTTAACATTCAAGTTCTCCATTTACATATAGTTTATATTATTTATACTAACAGAGAACTTGATTTTTGTCAATTATTAGACTAATAATTCTTTCTCTACTTCTGGTGGATACTCTGCATCTAAGATATCAATCTTATCTTGTGCATCTGCCATTGCAGCAACTAGTTTATCCATTTCTTCAGCGTGCTGGGGATGCTCGCCAATCGCAACTGGTTTGTCCATATAGATGTTTAGTGTGGAGTGTGCGATTTTATAATCACCCTCATACTTTGTTCTCAATGCATCTATCATTTGGTGTTTAATACAGCTCATTTTATTCTCCTTCTTCCATTTCTGCTTTTGTTGTTACCATATATTTTCTTTGAGGGCTTACAATTACATTAAAAGTTTTCATAATTCCTCTATTAAAAAGTATTCTTGTTCTATTTCTTCTATCATCAAGTGTAAACTCAACACCTTTGTACAATGTGCCTGCAAATTCTACATCTAATCTAACAGTATGTCTTGTTTCTGAATAATCCCTTAAACCACCTAAATTTACTTTTAATGTTTGAACTATTGGTTTTGTTATTGTTTTACCAAATAGTTTCCAAGAAACTTTTTTTCCAACAACTTTAATATCCTCAGCATGAAGAACAGACAAAGATGAATTTCCAGTATCAAATTTTGCTATAATAGGCCCGTATGGGTCTATTGTTACAGTTTCTAAAAATCCACATTCAGTAGGAACTGTGTATCTTTTTTCTTTATCCATAAAATGTTTTAGTAAAATTTTAGAAATGTTTATTCCAGTTGCATCTTCTATGTTTTCTGTGCCAGGCGAACTATTTACTTCTAAGAATATTGGATTTTGAGTTTCTCTATTTTTAGATGGAATAAAATCAACTCCAGTAAAAATACCACCGATAGATTTAGCTGCATGGATACATTGGTCTTCTTCTAACTTTGTTAGTTTAATTGTTTCAACCTCTGCACCTTGAGATGCATTTGACCTAAAATCTCCCTCAACTACATTTCTTCTCATAGCTGCAATAACTTTACCATCAAGAACAATTGCTCTAACATCAAAATCTGTTTTAATATATTCTTGCATTAAAAGGTCTGTTTGAGAATCCATTTTGTATAATGTTTGAATTAGAGAATTTAGTGACCTTTCAGTTTCAACAAACAAAACACCAACACCTTTTGAACCTCTAAGAGTTTTTAAAATGATTGGAAACTTTGTATCAAGATTTTCAAAACTTTTTTCTATAAGTTCTGGTGATGGACATAAAACAGTTTTTGGTTGTTCTAATCCAAAATCTTTTATTCTTAAATACGTTCTATATTTGTCTACAGCTCTTTCTAAACAAATACGACTATTTACCATAGGAATACCAATTCTCTCTAATTGAGAAAGTAAATCCAGATAACTATCTCGTTCTGGTGTTCCTCTCATAAAACAAACAGTATTATCTCTATCTAATTCAAACCCTTTTTCATCATCATCTTTATGAATGGTATATTTGTTATTATCATATTTAATATAGGTGCCATTCATTTTAACAGTATAAAATTCAATACCAAGTTTTTTTGCTTCGTCTTCTAATCTTTCAGCTGTTTTTGCTTTAGAACCATGTTCAGTTGAAATAACCAACACACGATATTTTTCAATATCTTTTTGTTCTGTAATGAATGACTTGAACTTTTCCAATATTAGGCCTCTCGTTTTTTTGCACCGATATTATATTTAGTTTCTAACAACCATTCTGATTTCTCTTTGAATGAAATTATTTTAATTTGACTTAGAGGAGCTATAGGTTCTAAAGTTCCCTTGACTTCTACTAAACCCCAATCACCTAATAGTTTACCAATTGTATTTCGTCTTGCAATATCATTCTCACTTAGATTAGTATCTTTACCATCTAGTGCAAATAACTCTTTAAAATGTACTATGAAGTATTTACCTTGTTTGTGTAATATATGACACGATTGATATAGTTTTCGTTCTTTCCTAGAAGCGACACCTATACGAGATAATGTTTCTCGTATCTTTAGAAAGTCATCTGGTTCTTTCAGTACGACTTCTAGCATCTGCTCTGGTTTCCAGTTAATGCTTTCCATTTCTACCACCTTTATTCAAACTATCTTTGATAGTTTTTATCTGTTCATCATTAAGTAGTTTAAGAGCAGACTTTGCCTTTTCATTATTATATCCATAATACTCTTTTACATACTCTAGATTCTTTTGTTTACTCGCCTTCAGCCAAGGAGTATATCTTTTCCTTGTTCGTAAACTATTTAGTAAAAAGTCAAACTGTAACTTTTTATCTAGTTGGTGGTGTTTATTCATCTCATTAACCAAAAAGATTGTATCTGGAAAAGGTGCAAGACATTTATTAACAATAAAAGGTGGATATTTCTTTTCCCACATTTCATCATCTGTATCTAACAAATTCTGCTTTTCGTGATTGATTGCATTTAGATAGTCTTTTAATTCGTAACTCATTTGAATTTTGCCTGACCCATAATCTCTGTCATACAAGCAAGAAGATTTATTTCTTGGTCTGATACAAAGGCGGCTTTATATTGGTACTCAGCAAGGATAACAACCACATGGGGGATAGTAGAACCATCCAGATTATCATAAAGGGAATCGTAAATACGGCGAAAAATACGAACTGCATCATTATCAAGGTTGTTAACAATCCATTTACGAACATTGGTAAACTCTTTGTCTTTAAGTGATTGTATAAGTTCATTGATGTTACTCTCTGATATATTTACAAGAACACCAGCATCTATCTTACCAGATGCAGAGTATCTTTGTAGTTCGTTGAGAACTCGCCTCCAATCTGGAAAGA